CAACAGTAGGAATGTATAATGATGCAAACGAATTAGTTGCTGTAGCAAAACTTTCAAAACCACTACTTAAGGATTTTACAAAAGAAAGCTTAATCAGGGTTAAATTAGATTTTTAAAATGAATGAGTGTTTACAAACCATTTACCATATCGGATGTTGTTGTAACTCCATTTAAAGTAAATAAAAGTTTTACTTTTACGGGAGCTAGTGAATTTACTGCCTCAAATGTAGGAATAGATAGATTTATAGGAAAGAATATCCAATCAACTTTATTTGTATCGGGTTCAAACCCAACAGGGCAGATTTCCACACAAAACCAAGAATTAATATACGATTCAATAAAGCAACTTTATTATTCAAACTTTTTATATGGGCAAGATGGCTCACCTGCTATTTTACCTCAAACCAATAACGATGGTACTATAACAGTTCAAGGTGGAAGTGGTTCTTATCAACCAATGTATGATAATTATTTATCAAATACCTTAGATGCTAATAGATATTTCCCTACAAGTTCAAATGATACTATAGGAGTTATTTCAATACCATCCAATCTATTTGGAGAATCAATAAACCCAGGAACCTTTACTCTATCAACATTAACTAATACAATTACAGATGATGGGGAAGGAAGTTTATATAGTGCTAGTTTAAAAGTAGGAGACATAATATACCCTCATGGGGTTGCTATTTTTACCTCATCTTCATTATCTGATATAAATGAAATTATAACAGGAAGTAATGTAACTTGTTCATTTCAAAGTACAACCACAATTTATGAATCCCAATATAAATGTACTTTAAGAGAAAACGAATTCAATTATACACAAAACCCCACAGCAATATCAGGTAGTACCAATAGTGGAATTGTGTATGATTTTTTAACAGGTTCATATTTTGAACCTTACATCACAACAGTTGGATTATATAACAATGCAAATCAGTTAGTAGCAGTAGGAAAATTAGCACAACCTCTCCAAAGTTCAAATACTACTGACACAACTATATTAGTTAACTTAGACTTATAATTTATGACTTGGAGTTATAATGGAAAAGAAATTTCCGAAGTTTCACATTTCCCCGATAATACATTTGGTTTTGTTTACAAAATCGAACATAAAACATCAGGTAAATCCTATATAGGTAAAAAATTCCTATACCACAACCGTAAAGTTAAAGTAACTAAGAAAGATTTATTAATGTACGAGGGTGTCAAAGGTAGAAAACCATCCCATAAACGTATAGTTAAAGAATCCGATTGGTTAACTTACTTTGGTTCAAACAAATTATTATTAGAATTATTTAAAAAGGATTCAATAGAAAGCTTCGAACGTTATAATAAAATTAGCACCTAATAAAAAATTGCTTACATACTACGAAACCCAATATCAATTCATGTATCAAGTGCTAGAAAAACCCGATATGTTTTTTAACGATAACATCCTTGGAAAGTTTTTCACAAAAGACTTTGATCCCCGATAGAGCATTCGTATATTGGCCACACATGATAAATGAACTGTTAGTTAACTTAGTTAATTCGGTTTTAGTAGGTGGTAAAAGAACATCAAGAGGTAATCAATCTTATAATTGTCCCTTTTGTAACCACTCTAAACCAAAACTAGAAATTAATTTTACCGAAAACAAAGGAGGATATAATCCTTGGAATTGTTGGGTTTGTAATACTAAGGGTAAAACACTAAACACTTTATTTAAAAAAATAAAGGCACCCCCCGAAAAATTCACTGAATTATATAAGTTAGTTAAAACTAAGGACGCAGTAGAGACAGTAGTAGAATACGATGAACTTAAATTACCTAAAGATTTCAAAAACATTATAGGAAGCACAGAACCCACTGCTAGAAAAGCATACAAATACTTAAAAGAAAGAAATTTAACTAACGATGATATTCTAAAGTATAACATAGGTTACTGCGGTTACGGGATGTATAAAGACATGATAATAATACCTTCATATAACGATGAGGGTAAGTTAAACTACTTTATTTCACGTTCATTTGATAAGAATTCATACATTAAATACAGAAACCCCGACTGTTCAAGAAACATTATTCCATTTGAGTTATTTATCAATTTTGACTTACCAATAATATTATGTGAGGGTGCTTTTGATGCCATTGCAATTAAAAGAAATGTTATACCATTACTAGGTAAAAATATCCAAACAAATTTACTTAAAAAAATATTTAAATCCTCAGTTGAGAAAATTTATATAGCTTTAGATACAGACGCAATAAAACAAGCTTTAAAACATTGCGAATATTTAATTAATCAGGGTAAAGAAGTCTACCTTGTTGAATTGGAAGGAAAAGATCCAAGTGAAATGGGATTCGAAAGTTTCACTAAACTGATTCAAAACACGATGCCATTAGATCAATATCAACTAATGGAAAAGAAAATTTCATTAATATGAAAGTTAAGAAAAAGTATAATAGGATATTACAAATATCTGACGATTCAAAACAAATTACATTACCAGATTCTAGGTATTACCAAAGAAATGGTGAGTATTACCCATCAATTACCTATGTTTTAAGTGCTTATCCAAAAGGAAAATTCTTCCATGATTGGCTTAAGAAAGTAGGTTATGCCGCTGACCACATAGTCTAAAAGGCAGGAGCAGATGGAACTAAAGTCCATGAAATGATTGAAGATTATTTAAATGGAAAAGAATTAAATTTTTTAGAACATGGGATTCCAATGTATCACCCAGATATTTGGCAAGGATTTTTAAGATTTGTTGATTGGTGGGAAACATATAAGCCTACTTTATTAGAAACTGAAGTACATTTATTCTCAGACAAAATTAAGGTAGCAGGTACCTGTGATTTAGTTTGTGAGATTGATGGTGAGGTTTGGGTTATTGATTTTAAATTTTCTAACAACCTTCAAACAACATATGAACTACAAACCGCAATTTATTCGGAATGTTATGCAGAGTGTTTTGGTAAAGTACCTGACAGACAAGGTGTTTTATGGTTAAAATCATCTAAACGTGGTCCTAAAGAAGGTAAAATGCAAGGTAAAGGATGGGAAATTTCTGAATCCAAACGTACACAAGAAGAAAACATAGATATATTCAAAACAGTTAAAAAGCTGTTTGACTTAGAAAACCCAAACCAAACACCATACATCAATAACTTTAGAACGCAAGTTAAGAAGAAGTCATAGTATTTATAATTATGATAAAATTATATAACTTACTTTTAGAAGTTCAAGGTAAACCAAAGGCATTAATTTTAGCGGGAGCTCCTGGTGCTGGAAAGGGGTATATTTTGAGAGGTTTAGATTTAGGGGGATTAACTACATTTAATATAGATGATACTTTCATGGAATTATTAAAACAGGCTAATGTATCCCTAGATTTTAAATCCCACACTCCTGAAGAAAGAAGTGAAGCGGCTAAAGCAATGGCTGTTGCATCCCAAAAAACATAAAAAAGAATTAATACCTAATGCAATAGCAAGTAGGGAATCTTTTATATTAGATGGCACAGCAGCATCTCAAAAAATTACGTTAAAATTAAAGGGTGAATTAGAAGCAGCGGGTTATGAAGTATTTATGCTTTATGTTTATACTGATTTAGAACGTTCATTAAAACAAAATCAAGATAGATTTGACAAATCAGGTGGTAAAGATAGAAGTCTAGCCCCTGCAATTGTTTTATCTACATGGAATTCAGTTACTAAGAATTTTGAACCCTATCAACAAGCTTTTGGAAATAATTTTACATCAGTAGCTAATACAGGAGAGGCTATGACAGACTTGGAACAAATAATAACAAAATATTTGGACCCATATAGACCCCAAAACACCATACCCAAAACCGAAAAGCAAAAAATCAAATCAAAAGCAAAAAAGGCACAAACCAATATTGAAATTCAAGATTTATTGAATTCCGACCACCTACAAAATATAATTTCATCATCCGTAGAAAAAGATGAGGCACAGTCAAAAATATCTAATTTTTTAAGATGAGAGGATTAAGCAAATTTTTAGTAGATAGTGTATTAAATGAGTCTGTAGAACAAGTAACAGCTTTATTTGGTGGAGGTTTCAAACCACCTACTAAAGGCCATTTAGAAGTAATACTTAAAGGTTTACAACAATCCCCAGAAGTAAATAAAGTAAAAATACTAGTAGGTCAAGGGGAAAGAGATGGTTTTACACAAGCACAATCAATTAAAATATGGAATTTATACAGAGATATTAATTTAATCCCTGTTGACACCGAAATTATTTCAGTTAAATCCCCATTTGAATATTATAAAAAATATTTAAGAGATAACCCCGAAGATAAGGTGTATGTTTTTATAGGGTCAAGAGAAGGAAATGAAGGTGACCAATTAGATGTAAAACAAAGATCAAATTTCATTAAAAAATATAGTGACAACGTAATTCCATTAGAAATATCATCTACAGGAGGTATTAGTGGAACTGAAGCAAGAAAATTATTCAAAAATGACCTAAATGCTTTTAGAGAAATGTTTCCACCTAACCTAAATGATCATGATTGGCAATCACTTTTAAAAATATTAGGCAAAAAACAATCATTGAATGAAGGTAGGTACGATACTATTTCAAATCAAATATCTAGTGACATTTTTACATATTGGAAAGATAATATTACAGACCGTGTAATTACTTTTGAAAAGACTTACCAACATGAAGGTGAAGATATTGATGTTGAAGCTATACTAAAACAAACTCCCGAAATTAAATACTTAAATGTTGATGGGGGAGCGGATGATGAAACTGATTACATATTAGTTAGTTTTGAGGTAAACCCCTATGAATTACCCCAAGCTTTGGAAGATATATCCTTCAATTTAAAAGATGTTGTACGTCATGAAATTGAGCATTTAACCCATGGTAATAGTTCCCATTCAAAACCAGGCAAATACATGGAAAATGATGAATTCATTAGACAATCAATTAAGTCGGGTTTATTATCTGGACATAGATATTTTGAATTAGAAAAAGAAATAGATGCTAATTTACAAGGGATGTATTTTAGAGCTAAAAAAGAAAAACGACCATTTAAAGACATAATAAATGTATACTTAGACTCCCAAGACATTACAGCGGAAGAAAAGGAAGGAATATTAAATCTTTGGAGAAAACGAAATAAGGCATTAAATTTACCCCTGTTTGAGAATGAAGAAACTTTAAACGAGGTTGATTTAAAGAAGTATATGGGTAAAGCAAAAGAAGGATTTAAAAAATTCATTGGTGCTTTAAAACAAGAAGGCAAAGAAACTAAAGATGCTTTTAAACTATTAACACAATCCGTAAAAGGGGAAAAGCAGTTATCTAAAGAAGAAAAGAAAGAAATAGGTAACCAATTAAAAGACATATTCAAAACAATTGGTTATGTGGGTTTATTTCTACTACCTGGAGGTTCAATATTTTCAATACTATTTAATTTACTCAAATTAAACAAATATGTTTTACCTTCTGCTTTTCAATCAGAAAGTTTAACTGAAGCCTCTGAAGATAAAATACTATATGCTTTTGACTTGGATGATACATTAATTACATCTAACTCCAAAGTAATAATAAATCACCCTGATAAAGAGACACAACAATTAACTCCTGCCGAGTATGCTGTTTATGAACCACAACCCGGAGATGATCCTGATTTTAGTGAATTTTCCAATTTAAAAGACGCAAAAGTAATTAAAGATAATTTTAGATTATTCTCCCAAATCCTAAATAAATCCTCAAATATATCAGGGGCCAAAACAATCATCCTAACAGCAAGACAACCAGAAGTATCAACTGATGTAGAAGAATTTTTAAAGAAATATAATTTACCTCAAATAACATTACATGCTGTAGGTAGTTCCGACCCAAATGAAAAGTTAAAAGTAATAGAAGATTATATTAGTCAAGGATTTAATAAAATTAGATTTTATGATGATTCCCCCAAAAATGTAGAAATTGTAAAATCAATAGATATACCAGGTGTAGATGTTATTTCTAAACTAGTTAAACATGGACCATTAAGTGAAGGATTTTTAAACGAAGTAATTGTAGGTGATAAAATCGAATGCGATAAATGCGATTGGAGTTGGGATATAAAAGATGGAGGAGATGATTTATATGTGTGCCACAAATGTGGATACGATAATGAACCCTTAAATGAATCAAACGATCCATTTGGTTTAATTCAATTTGTAAATGAAGTAGCGGAAGATAGTAAATTTGATTATACTAAACATATAGATTCTCTTAATGACTATATGGTAAAGAATAAGATGAATGTATCTCCTCTACCCAAATTAACACTTATAGATGATGATGCTGAAAATGCCCAAGATGTTATGGGTAAAACAGCATTTTACAACCCAGATAAACGCGAAATAGTGTTATACACATTACTCCGCCACCCCAAAGATATCTTGCGTTCATATGCGCATGAAATGATTCACCACATTCAAAACCTAGAAGATAGATTAGGTAATATAACTGGAACAGATACTAGAGAAGACGATCATCTAACAGATATAGAAAGAGAAGCATACACTGATGGTAACTTAACATTTAGAAAGTGGACTGAAACTATAAATGAAAATGTAGATTATGAAGATTTGTTGTCTCAAACAGAAAAAGAAGCATTAGATATAGTAGATAAAAATTGGGACAATTTCGATGGAGAGGAATGTAATAAGGGATTTTGTGATATATTTGCCTATAAATTACAAAAACTCCTACCAGATTCTAAATTAATGCATACTGAAGAATCAGATGAAGGTTATGGTCATGTTTGGGTAGAATATAAAGGAAAACATTATGACTCTGAAACGCCAAATGGGGTTGATGATTGGAAAAACTTACCCTGGATGGTTAAATTTAACAAAACAAAAGGTAAATATCCATCAGATGTGGGTGTTTTACAAGAAACCATAAACGAAATTTCAAGACAAGAAATGAAATACTGGGCCTTCCATGGTGATATATTCTCCGAATTAAGAAAATTTGGTAAATCCAAATACGAGGAGTTAAAGAAAATAGCTAGAGGTGAAAGATTAGAAGCTGTAGAACATTTTTGGAATCTACTTCTCCAAGGAAAATTAAGTGAAGGCGGGGAAAACTTGGCTCCCCCAAAAGAAGTTCGTATATTTAATGAAAACTGTGGCTGTGAAAAAACTTAAAGAAATATATAACCAAATTCAAGAAGAACTACACCCCAACCCCTATACACTGTACTGCGATATGGATGGTGTGTTATGTGACTTCGAAAGAAGATTTGAGGATTCAATAGGAATGTCTCCCAAAAAATACAAAGATGTAAACGGTGGAGATGAATTTTGGAAAGCAGTAGATGAAGAAGGGGTAGGATTTTGGGCTGGAATGCCTTGGATGCCAGATGGAAAACAATTATGGAAATTCATTAGACCTTTAAAACCAACTTTCCTGTCATCTCCATCGTGGGATAACAGTTCTAGGCTAGGAAAACGCCTATGGGTTAAAAGAAATACACCCGATACCAAATTAATTTTAGCATTTAGAGCTAATAAAAAACAATATTCGAAGGAAAATTCAATACTTATAGACGATCTTAAGGTAACCATTGACGAATGGAATGCCGGAGGAGGTATAGGAATCCTACATACCTCGGCTGCTTCAACAATTGAACAGTTAAAAGAGTTGGGATTGTAGTATTAATCAACAAAATCAATTATGGAAAATTTAAAGATGATTATTAATTCCTCATGGTTCAAAGCTGCCCTAGCGGGTGGAGTTGCAGTTGCTCTGTTTATAACAGGTAACACCCTTTATACGGGTATAGCTATAGGAATTGGTGTAAGAGAGTTATTACTAGCTTTTAAAAGTTAAAAGTGGTTTATTAAAGAAGTTATATTAACTTAATTATTAACTATCAAAAAAACAAAAATTATGAAAGAAGTAATGGACAAAATTACAACAGCGTTAGGCGGACTAACTACAATTTTATTATCTTTTGTATCATTGAGTATCTTAGCTGAAGTAATCTTCGGAGCTAATGTATTCGGTACAAAAGTAGTAGCTAGCATCACAGAGATGATTGCATCACTAGGTGACAGCGGATTTGTAGGTTTAATTGCCTTAATTATCTTGATTCAATTATTCCAAAAAAAGGATAAATAATTAATCAAAATGGCACAAGGAGCAAATTTATCAAGCTACCTTAAAAAACCAAAGAGGAAAAGATCTGGAGTACATTCAAAAACAAAGTACTCTAGATCACATTCCTCTTCATTCTATAGAAAGAAATATAAAGGTCAAGGAAGATGAAAGATAACATATTAAAAAAAGAATTCAACAAAAAAGACGTTAAACGTTTAAGAAACCTAGTTAAAGGTAATTCTAATGAACGTATAGGTCAGGGCATAGGTCATTCCAAAAAAGAGGAATTCCACAATGAAGGAGATATTTGGGAAGAAAACGGGAGAAAATGGACTATCCAAGATGGTGTAAAAGAAAATATCACAAAATTAGATAAATTCAAAAAGATATCAATACCCTTATTTTGTCCCTCTTGCAGTAATGTAATGAGTAAACAGTTAGACGCAAATTACTATAGGGCCCATGGTCAATGTTTAAATTGTACCACAGTATTTGAAACAAAATTAAAAACTGAGGGTAAATGGGAAGACCACGTTAAGGGTGTCCACAATAAAGAAATTGATAAAACTATTGAAGAATATAAAGAATTCATTGCATATAAAATGGATGAAAGTACTAACGGTTTTGTAACGGAAGCAGGCGAAGTTGAAAGATGGAAGGGTGGAATTGATAAAGAAAAAGCGGAACAAGCTTTAAAAGAA